GTTAAGTTTCTACCGGGATAAACATGGAGCTGATGAAAAAATACAACCTCTACTAGATTACTTAGGGGATAAACATCCTAGTGTGAAACATAATCAAGATTTAATGGAGCAGTATATAGCGGAGGAGATAAAATGATCAAATTCAGCAAAATCGAGAAGTCACTGGCTCGGATAAGGCGAACCTCTCGTCGATTATATTTTGAGAAAGGTTGGAGCAAAGAAAAGATTATTGAGACTCTTGACGGGATACTCAAAAAGGCGATTAGCAATTTAGACTCAATGGAATGGGATCATCCGGAGTCGGAGAAACTCGAAGCTAGAAAGTTTATTTTGAAAGAGAATTTTAAAATGTTTGCTTATATCTCAAATCTCGGAGAGGAGGAGAATCACGATCCCCATGGACAGCAAGAATCGTGATTCAGGAACCAAATAGGACTTAATAGCCGTTGCTATTTATTAATAATAAAAATTGGGGGAGATATCAATGGCAAGTTTAAATCGAGCAATGATCATGGGAAATTTGGGGAAAGATCCTGAGTTGAAATACACTCAGTCAGGAGTCGCAGTCTGTGGATTTTCGGTCGCTGTGCATGAGGCGTGGCGGGATAAAGAGGGAGCAAAGCAGGAATCTGTGGAGTGGGTCAATGTAACCGTATGGAATAAACAAGCCGAGAATTGCGCGAAATATCTAAAGAAGGGCAGCTCTGTTTACTTGGAGGGGAGCATCAAAACTGATTGTTATGAGAAAAATGGTGAGAAGAGATATTCCACCAAGATCGTAGCTCGGGATGTGAAATTCTTGAATTCCAAGGCGGAGCATTCTCAAGGTCAAGCCAATGCAAGGCAGGCAAGAAAGCCTGACTCTGTGGAGACTGGGAACCTTGAGGATATTCCATTTTAGTGATATAAAGATTTTGTGTCGGAGTACAGCACACTGCTGGGTTTAAAAGCCCTACGAAAAACTGCCCGATCCGCGATGCGTTTTGGACAGGATGTTTGCTCCGGCATCCAACCTTGAGGACATTCCATTTTAGTGATAGATAGATCATGTGCCTGTAGCAAGGCGGGGGAGTAGCTCAATGGAAATCAGAGCAGGTGGTTGTCACTACTGTTGCGTGTCGGTTCGAGTCCGATCTCCCCCATCACTACCCAAAGAAATCAACTACTCGGATATCTCCTCTACCGAAATTTGGGATAGGAGCAACTTCAGAGTGAAATCTCACCATCAGAGTATCGATCATGATCTCTAATCTCTGCTCGTAAGCCTCCTCGGAGCATAAGAGGGATACGTGGCCTTGATCGTCAGATAATCGAACCTCGACGATCCTACGAGGTCTCATGTCGATACGTGGGACAGCATTGAGGGTAAAGCCTCGGTCTATAATTTCTTGGAGTTTCATAACTGCCCTAATGCTTTCAGCTCATTATATCGCCTGCGAGCTGTAATGTAGAGCATTCTCGCAACAAATACACCGGCTTTTGCATGATCTCCTGCGAGCACTATCGGAATACCGCCAGCTATCCAGCCCATTAGGGTTCCTATGGCAGCAGTGGGTTTGACTCGGGAGCGATAATTTCCGTTCTCAATCTTTCGCCAGGTGGATTCGATTATGATTGCTTTGGTTTCATATCCGCGGAGTCGGATAATCTCTTTCTCAAATCTTTCGCGGTGCTGTCCGATGCAGCCCATCAGATCGTCTAATGATTTTCTCTCGATAGCGACTCTCTCTTCTAAACCACTTAGGGAGTAATCTCCTGTGTAGAGGGTACCTTTCTCGCTAGATAATATATGCCCCGGCTTGTACTCCAATGTTAATGGAGTTTGCTCGCGAGTATCTATGATGGCTGTTATGTCGGTAATTTTCATGTATGGATCTTACCATAACCAAGCGGTTAGGCAAGAGCTGTAAGTTGAGGCTCGAAGTTACGGAGGAGCTTGAAAAATAAAATCTCGTACTCCGGTAGACGGACGTAAAAAACTCCCATCGGCATCCGACGAGAGCACAGGGAGAACAAAAGAGCATGATATGAATGATTTATTATACCATAAATTTAAGTTGTTGCGTAGCTTGCCATTCATCGAATTGTGCATATGATTCCCACGATCCTTTACCATGTCCAAATCCGAGGCATCTAGTTTCTTTGGGGAGCACAAATCGTCCACAGTCGGAGCATTCCTCTAAGTCAAATGTGCTTACCTTAAGTGGGGTTAATAACTTCTTAATTCTTTTGGCTCTTCCATGCAGTCTAGCGTGGGTTCTGCTTAATGCATCTACCCTGCTATCAAAGTATGTATGGAGCCAGTCGAGATCAATTTTTGCGTAATTTCTTCTAGTCACTCTATCCATAGCCTCCTTTCTAGTATGTCCATTGGTTTGTAAGTGAAATAACATTTCATCCATTAGTAGAGGGGAGCTTGTCCATGCATCGACTACAGTATTCCACATCCTGTATTTCTTGATCTTTAATTTCTTTGTTTCGTACTGGACTAGTATATCTGCCATGATTTTCTCCTTTGTTAAATAAAAAAAAGGCCGTTAGGCCGGTGGGTTATAATTCCTCTTTCAAGTCTTCTAGTGCTTCCTCTGCGTTAGCAAGACTATTACAAAGAGTAGCTCCGAAAACTATTTTACGTCCTTTGACAATCTCGTAAGCCTCTGCTCGGTAAATATAATCAGGCTTTATCTCATTTTTGATAGTTATGATTTCAAATATTAAGTCCATAATGTGTCCCTTTATTTTAGTGTCTCTCGCTGCCTACATAACCCTTATCGGTTTTTTGGTGTAAAACTTTAGAGAATATTCTATAATTCTGATAAACGTATGAATATATGGAGATATAATTATATATGGAGCTTGTAATCCCTAATTTTAGTGTCAAGGAAATGGAGTGTAGCTGTGGCTGTGGATTCTGTGATTTCGATGTGGGATTCTTGGATAAACTCCAATCACTGAGGGATACTCTTAAACGTCCACTTATAGTAACCTCCGGGTTTAGATGCATCAGGCATAATGAGGCAGTCGGGGGAGCAAAGCACAGTAAGCATCTAGCAGGGATTGCGGTGGATATATCTACGTGGGGTATGCAATCAGATTTTATGTATAGATTTATGGCAGGAGCAATTGATCTCGGATTTACAGGAATCGGAGTGGGTAAGAATTTCATACATATTGACACTAGAAAAGATAAGTCAAAAATGTGGGTGTATAAATGAGATTACTCTTAGTGTTAGCAGTAGTATCGTGTCAGACTCCGACTGCAGATCCAAGTAAGATATATCGGAGAAACATGGAATTGAAGATCAACGATATCGACTACCTCGGGACGGCAGTTGTGGAACCTGGAAATGGTTTCAGCATCAAAGCTAAGTTTGAATCCTCGATTGAAAAGCTCAAGCTTAATACATGCCACCGATATTTCGTTGAGAAGAAGGTCGGCAAAAAGTGGAGTTATGAGTATAAGAAGAATAAGGGAATAGAGGATAAGGGTGTTTGCATCATGGACATAGGAGCATTCTCTTCCAAGGGTAATTACTTTGGTTTGGTGGAATTCAGAAATGATATTGATGTAAATCTCGTAGCGGATTTATCGTGCAATGGGAGCTTGACCCATCCGATGGGAGTTAGCGTATGTCAGAGTCAGGCAGGACTCCGGCAGCAGATCAGATTCTCAAGCGCTGCAAAAGTGTACGGTCAAGATGAGTGCGACAAACCTTTCACTACCGACGGTAAAACATTCAACTATGATATAAATCGGGGATCATGTGTTTTTATATTTAAGATTGGGAAGATGTTTCATCGGCATCGTACTTTTGGCTATGATGATGAGTTGTAAGCCTACAAAAGGAGGGGTTAAGCCTGAAATCTTTTGTTTGGAAATGAAGAGTAATATATATCAAACTTTCTATCGATGCCATGCTGAGGGTAAGACATGCATAGTATCGACTGGTAACGGCCGTGGAATTACTTGTTGGTAGGGATCAAATATGTTCATATTAGTATTCGAGATGATGTTAAAAGCAATCGATATATTCATGATGAACTCAGCATATAAATCCAAATTACAAAAGAATATGTTGGGATTCATAAATCAGTATGGTGATGGTGTGATTAAAAATGTTAAGATAAAGCGGAGATATGATGAAATGATGAATAAACTTCGAAAGGAAGAAATATGAAATTATCAGCTTTATTACTTTGGACAGCAATTACATTGGCACTTACATTGGCTCCTAAATTTGCACTTGCGGAGATACCGGATCATGATCATAGTGATGCATGTGGTTTTGAAGAATACAAACTACATAAGTATGGTAAGCGTCTTAAAAAGATGAAGAAGCGACTCGCAGATTGTAGGAAAGAAGCGGAGAGTGATGAGTCCAAGTCATGTTTTTACGAGGTTAAATATAGATCGTACTTCGCAGGCAAAGTGACAAAGTGGCATCATCGACTAGAGAAGTGTAAAGAATGGTATGACGAAAAATAGGATTATTCGTGGATAGATTGACGTTAGGTATAAGTGAACTATATTTTGATCCCTCCAATGTGCGAAAGCACGATGCTAAAAACTTGGAGGCGATTACAGCATCCCTCAAGCGATTCGGACAGCAAAAGCCTATAGTTATAGACTCAAATAACATCGTGAGAGCAGGCAATGGTACTCTTTCAGCAGCGAAAGCTCTTGGATGGGATACGATTGAATGTGTCGTTAGTGACTTATCGAGTGAGGAGCTTGTAGCATATGCAATCGCAGATAATCGTACTGGTGAGCTTGCCGAGTGGGATGACGATGCACTAGCAAAGCAGTTAATGTCCATGGATGAGGATCTACGAAATATCGCATATGATGATTATCCACTTCCAGAGGATGAGGCGCTGCCAAGTGAGGATGATGATGTAGTTCCTGAAACCTCGGATAATGAGCGAGGTGTTAAGCTCGGGGATTTATGGATGCTCGGGGAGCATCGGTTACTATGTGGGGATAGCACGGATGAGGCTACCGTTGGTAAGCTGATGGATGGTGAGAAAGCTGACATGGTTTTTACAGATCCTCCTTATAATGTCGCAAGCGATTCTAAGAATTTTGCAGGTGAGAAAAAAGGCGGTTGGTTTGGCAATGCAATGAGCGATTTAAAAGAATCTCAATGGGATAAAGATTTTAAAATAGAACCAGCTTTAGATAGATTAGTTGATTCTGTGTCAGATAATTGCACTATGTATATTTGGACTAGTCAGTTTTTAATAAATGATATTTGGACACACTTAAAAGACTTTGGTTATATCGCTTATTTAGTTTGGTCTAAGACAAATCCCATGCCATCCATGAGCAAAAGGCATCCTAGTTGGAATACAGAATTATGTGTTTATGCCTCAAGGGGAGGCAAGAGAGTTGTTAATTTTCCAAAGAAAGGTCACTTCCTAAGTTGTAGGGAAGTAGCGAAGAAATCGGATGGCTCACATCCTACTCAAAAGCCTTTGGAATTGATAGAGCCTTTGGTTACATTTTCAAGTAATCCAAATCAGACTGTCCTCGATCTATTCCTCGGCTCCGGCTCTACCCTCATCGCTTGCGAAAAGACAAACCGTAAATGCTATGGTATGGAGCTAGATCCTCACTACTGTTCAGTTATCATCAAACGATGGGAGGAGTTCAGTGGCAAAGAAGCCCACAAAGCCGACTAAGAAACCGACTAAGAAAGCTAAGCCTAAGAGCAAGGTTTCAATCGCGGCTAAGAAAGCTAAGAAGAAACTCTTCACTCCTCCGACGATTCCTAAGAAGGATTTATCGGTGGCAGCTCCGACTCGTAAGTATGGTGTGCCTGTAAAATACAAACCCGAATTTTGCGACATGCTGATTGATTTTATGAGTAAAGGATATTCAGTCGAGGCATTCTGCGGTCACATTAATGCATCGTTTGAAACTATCTACAGATGGCTAAAACACCCTGATTATGGCGATTTTCGGGACGCGAAGAAAATTGGCGAGGGTAAACAAAGAGAGTTTTGGGAGCAAGCAGGACGACTAGGATTGATGGGAAAGATCAAAGGATTTAACACCTCGGTTTGGATCTTTAACATGAAAAATCGTTATGGTTGGAATGACAAAAGAGTGGAAGAGGAAACTAAAGAATTTGATTCAATTGTTATTGAACTACCCATCAGCAATCAGCAGCAGGTAATTAATATGGGTACTAAGACCGATGAAATTATTAATGTGACTCCAAGTAAGGACGAGAGCAAATGAAGTGGGACGACATAAGAGATGAAGTGGATAAGGCTATTAGAGCAGGGTTAACCAAAGATGATTTTTGCTCGGACTACGATATAGACCGTACTACTTGGTATAAGATTAAGCCGAAAGGCTTTAAGTGGAGGCAAATACAGCATGAGAAGGGCATCAAGATTAAGCTGAGTAAGCCGAGGAAAAGACCTACTCCTAAGCTTAAGGTAGTAGATAAGGTGGAGAAGGACACATTTACTCCCACTAAATTACATTGCTCAAGATATGGATGCGATACTCTACATGACGATCTCGGACTATGTTATAAGTGTAAATCAGAGTTACTTGAATGTGTGATGATTATATATCGGAGTGGATTTACAGATCTTGAGATTAGGGGAGTGCTGGGATGAATGTAGTTGTAAATACAAGTGATCAGGATTTTGTTTATGACAGTTATATAATCCAACCGGGCATCGGTGTAGATGATGAATATTTTCCTATGCTTGCGAAGAGATTAGAAACTCATAATGAGGTTTGCAAACCTAAAGTAAAGCATTGGCTGTGGACATATAGGGAGCAAGTACGGTTTTGCTCTTATAATCCCGGCAAATGGATTCAAATCCCCGGTAGTGAGGTGGAGATGTGAGAAGGATTAGGAGTAGGTATGATTACGTCAAGTCATATATCTGTTTGGTTATGATAGAGCATGTAGAATCAAACATCGAATTGCTCAAGGGTATTCTCACAAAAGAGCAGACTATAGGCGAGATGAATCTCGAAGACGATCTCGGATGCATTCAAGAAACTTATGAAGAAATGTTAGGTCACTTGGAGCATTTGATCGACGATGAAGCTTATGATTATGAGAAGAGAAACGATAGATCAGCACATGACATGGTGAGCGAGCAGAAGCTCAAGCCTGCAGAGGGATTATGCATCTCACTTCCGAATGGTAAGCCTGCGCTACAATTCATTTCATACAAAGACTGTACGGTTTATACGATCAGAGAAGGTAATCATGTTAAGCTCGAAGTAGAATTCGATGAGCCATTTATACAAAGAAGAGCTGATGACTTACAAGAAACCAAAAGCCCACATCATAGCGGAGATCGGGAGTAATTGCTTTAAGTATCATTCCAACGATGAAAACTTTAAAATGGCATTGCTTCAAATAAACTCTGCAAAAGAGGCGGGAGCTACTGCAGTTAAGTTTCAAATGTTTACTGCGGTGGAGCTGTGGGGTAGTAACTGTAGAAATAAACCCTTTGCACAGTTACAAGATAGATTCTCACTACCTCCTCATTGGCTCCATGATTTTAGGACTAGATGCCGACGATTATCCATGGATTTCTTATGCTCGGGATTCTCGGAGCAGGGATTTCGGACGATCTCACCATACGTTAATACTCATAAACTCGCATCCCCGGAGGCGACTAGTCCTCCTCTCGTAGACTTTCTAATGGATCAACCTAAGCCAGTTATCGCAAGCCTCGGATGTATGAGGCGTGACATGATGAGCGAATTCTTAGATAAACTAAGACCGACTGACATAGTATTAGAGTGCATATCTGAGTATCCGGCATCAGAGTATGACTACGATTTGACTAAGATGGTTAACATTAAAAAAAAATATGGATTTCAATGGGGAGTGAGTGACCATACAAAAGGAAATAACTTGGCTCGATTCGCAAGAGGGATGGGAGCAACGTACTTTGAGAAGCATGTGGATTTCTACATGGGAGCAGGGCGAGAAACTCCGGACACAGAAGTCAGCATCAACGGACAGCAATTTGCTGATTATGTAAAAAGCATACAAAGTGTGCGACCAATAGACTATGATGTTAACAAGAAACTAGCAAATAAACTGTATGCACATCGTAAATCTGATTGCGGATTTAAAGCGCCTTGGAGCAGACCGGAGCCAGAACATGCCTGACGATGATTTACCCTCTACACTCACTGATAGAGAGTTTCAAAAGTTTGTAGCTGATCTCGATGGGAACACCGCGGTTAGAATAGCTCCCGGATCTATCACTGATACCGATGGGAATGAGCTGGACATTGATGATGCGGGTAGAGCGCAAATGCTCGACACTAAGAATGTAGATAATCTTAGAGCAATGAATGAGACTCTAATAAGAATTGAAATATTATTGCAATCAATTGCAGAAGGATAAATCATGGAAGTTAGTATCAAAAGTGGCTCCAAAGGCGATGTTGCATTTGTAGATAAGAATGAAAGGCTGTATGTAGCAGCTATAACAGAGGACGAGGGAACACATGCTGCTGATGCTAATATTGGGCAAAAATATAACTGTAATACGGGTACTCTAACTCTAACAGATGCCAACAAAACATCGTTGTTGTATATGGAAAATACGGGTGTCTATGACATGGTTTGCACAGCGTTTATCTATAACTTCGGAGCATCTACTAGTGGTACTGGCGATGCTACCATGGAAATCCTGAAGAATGTCACTTCGGGAGACATTCTAACCAATACAAATGATGTAGCAGTAGGACCGGGGTTAGGAGCTAACAGTACCGTTGGATCTAGTAATTCTCCGTCAGGAAAGTTTTATAAGGGTGCTACTTCGGAGGGTGTAACTACGGGTGGACTACTTCACTTAACAACATTATTTTCCAGCGCTTTGGGTAGAAACACAGTGCCTCTAGTTATTGTTATTCCAAAGGGTGGAAATATCTGTGTCGAGTATACTCCTCAGGCTAGTAATAGTAGTCAAGGGGTTCAGGTAGCGGTTGCATATTATGTTAAAACTCCTGAGGTTTCCGTATGATTACTGTCAAGGTAAAGGGAGGTAGGACTGGTAACCAAGTGGAAGTAACTCCGGTGGGGGAACTAGCAGTCGGGGACTTACACTTCTCTAAGTTTTACCTTGGTTCTTGCATTGCCAATGGTGTAGCTGTTAATGTCGTACCTCCGTTGGCTGGAAAGAAATTTATAATTAAGTCTATTATTTTATCAGGCGACAGATCGATAGGAGCATCGGGAGCAGTGACAGATATATTTGAATCGACTACGGGGCCGACTAGTGGAACTATAGACGTTCAGATAATACAAGAAGAGATTGCCAAACAAACACGTATGAATACTACTCCTTTAAATATAGTGGTTACTGAGGGATCATGGGTTAATATCAAAGCCGATGATGTGATTGTTAGATGCAATATCAGTGGATATTATGTCGATGCTTAGGAGCTAGATGCCTACATTCAGACTTCATTCATTCCAAGAGACTGCCTACACTTCCCAAAAGCGTATTATATGTATGGCGTCAGGTATACAATCGGGTAAAACTACAGCGGGATCGCTGTGGATTATTGCAAAGAAAGCTACTGAGTGTAAGCCGGGTGATAACCTCATCATTGCTGCGCCTACCTACAAGATATTGCAGCAGGCTACGTTGCCAAAATTCTTACAGTACTTTAGGAATCTTGGTAAATATAACAAAGTAGAATCTACGTTTACTCTTAAGACTGGCGTTATAATCTACATCAGAAGTTTAACGGATAGCTGCTCATTGGAAGGTATAACGGACGTTATGGGCATATGGCTCGACGAGGGTGGACTCATATCACGTTATGCATGGGAGAATGTGGAGGGGAGATCAGCATTCAGGCAGTGCCAAATATTTATCTCGACTACTCCATACTCCCTCAATTGGCTCTATAAAATGTGGGAGGATTGGAAAGCAGGGAATCGAGAGGATGTAGATTTCATTCAATTCAATTCAAAAGACAATCCATATTTTCCTGATGAGGAATTTGAAAGACAAAAGAAATTACTAGATCCCCGACGATTCCAAATGAAATACATGGGACAGTTTGGGAAAATGGAAGGACTCGTTTATGAGAATATTCCAATCATTAAAGCGTTTGCTCTTCCCGCTGGCACTCGTTACTTTGCTGGCGTTGATTGGGGTTACACTAACCCATTTGTTATATCTATCCGTGCGCTAACTCCCGAAGGTAACCATTATAGAATTGGCGAATACTACAAAAGTGGTTTGACAATTGACGAAATTATCCCTGTCTGTCAGTCAAGAATGCAATTGTTTGATATAGAATTATTCATTTGCGATCCGAGTAATCCTGCCTATATCGAGAGTCTGAATAGAGCTGGCTGTCCTGCGACTAAGGGGATTAATCTCATCAGGTATGGGATCGATAAACAAACTGAGCTGATCAGGACAGAGAAATTCGCAATATTTGAGGATGAGAATCCATTGGGGATTGATGAATATAATACCTACCATTATCCGGAGCCAAAAGATTATAAAGTCGACGAGGATGCAAAAGAGCCGGAGCCAGTGAAATCTCATGATCATGGGATAGATGCCGACCGCTATGCTACAATGTATTTAGTAAATATTACTCCTGAGTATTCAGCAAAGGTTCCTCAAACTAGGGATCAAATACCTAAAGATCAACTTGATAGATTAAGGTGGTTAAAGCGTGGAGGATCATCCAGAAATAAGTAATCACGATATATGCATTCCCCCGCTGTTAACTTTAGAACATGTCATAAGTATTTATTGCGAGCAAATTTATTTGTTATGTGGTAGCAATATAAAACAAACAGCAATTATTTTAGATATAACCGAAAATCAATTGGTCAAATTTCTATCTGAGGAATTGGATTTTACATAAATTATATTATAGGCTATTATTAATGGTTTATGAATTTTACTGTGAAAAGTGCAATGCGATTGATGAAGTCGAGCGAAAGCTTGACCAAGCAAAGAACAAATATACGTGTCCTGAATGCGGGAGTGATACTGTGAGGAGATATACTGCTCCAGTGGTAGTCACTAAGGGGGAGCAAATTCCTTACATGCATCCTGCTTTTGGTAAAGTAATGACCGACCGGGAAGCTTCGCTTGAAGCAAAACGCAGAGGATTAGTGGAAGTAGGGAATGAGGATATAGCTAAGCATACTCCTCCACCGAAAAGAGTGGACTACGACGAACCAGATTATTTTCTGTGAGGTTTAGATGCCTATAGAATCAAACACAGCTCCAAAAGAGGGCAGCTCTTCCAGTGACGAGCAGTCTCAAAAGAAGCGTAAAACCGTTAAAATGGTTGAGAAGCTATTCCAACGAGCAAAACGTGAGCGATCCAAATACGATCAGAATTGGGTTGAAAATTATAAATTCTTTAGAGGAAATCAATGGACAGAGAAGAGACCGAGCTATAGACATAGTGAGGTTTTAAATTTTGTTCATGCTGCGATTCAAACTATCGTTCCTATTCTCACAGACAGAAGGCCTAACATTGAGGCACTACCTGAGAATCCGAGTGACTTTGAGTTTGCTGAGATCATGACTCAAGTATTAAGAGGCAAGTGGGACAGAGAATCATGGGGTCAGATCGTTGCTGAGGGGATTGTTGATGCCTGTATTTATGGGACAGCAATATCGGAGCAACCATGGAATCCTGATTTGCTGGACGGACTAGGAGATTATGAGTTTAACACTGTCGATCCTATGTATTTTTATCCGAGTCCTGACTCTCATGATATTAATAGCGTTAATAACGATTATTGCATTATTGCAAAGCCGACTGATCTAAATGAAGTAAAACGAAAGTATCCTAAGTCTGCTCATAAGCTCAAATCCGATATTTCTGATGTGGATATGGCTAAGACAGCTAAGCAGGACATGGACGATTACAGGATAAGATCATCAACGGATAATATGTCGTTAGTTCAAGGTGAGAGGCCACAGGATGCCGATCAACCTGACAAGATCTTGCTTATCACTGCTTGGTTAAAGGATGAAACCTTAAT